ACTGTTGCAGTATCTCCAGTTTGGCCTACGGAATTGTTAATAACATTAACATCTAACGCAGTTTTAGCACCTATTGCTGTGGATGTAAATAATGTAGTGCCATCACCAAGTCTAATAGAATCTGTAGTATGGTCAATAATAACTTCAACAGGACTTCCACCGGAGGCACCGTCAACGATACAAACTCTTAGGCAGTTTTTATCCACATCAAAAACACTACGTAGTACTTGAAATGCGTCATATCCTTTTAAATTATTAGGCATTATGATCCTTTATTATTTACTTCGTTTGTCGCCATAATATGCAGATTTCATCATTTTTTTGGTTTTGTCCCACATGCCTTTTTTACCCCAAAGTTTTTCTCGCTCTTTATCTGGATGTCTGCTGTATTTTATTTTATCTTGTTCTTCTTTTGATAAATCCTTATCACTGTCATATTGACTAAGTATTGTTTTTAAAGCTTTAGCTTTTCTTCCACCACTATCACCCATTATTCACCCCTATATTTATTATATTTTTTTACATAATCATGTTCTTTATAATTTCGTTCTTCGATTGACTCAGGGCTTAAGTTGTGTCCTTGATTCCAAGAATACGCAGCTTTCTCTGGGTCTTGTTGTTTATCTAAAACAAATTTAGCTAAATATCTAGCTATTTGATTTTCATGTTCTGGATTTGATTCTATACTCTCTGATATTGCCTCTGGAGGTAAAGATCTCAACGACTCTAACTCTGGTGTTAACTGACCGTTTTGACGCATCATGTTTAAAACTTCGTTGACTGTATTAGGCATAAAACCATAGGTTCCTGCAGCTCGATGACCTTTATGTATACCACTATCCATTCTTTTATGATTAAAATTAGTTCCACCACTAGATTCTACTTGCCCAACTGCCTTTAAAAACTTAGATATATTTTCATCTTCTTCTACTTTATTTTCAATAGACTGCTGTTCATCCATTTGTTGTGCAAGTTTATAAGCTTCTATTAATTTTGGATCAGGCATCATAATTCCTATTGTAAAAAGTGCAGGTAAAAACATTAATTAACTTTGTGGTAATAAATCAGCAGCATCAGTTGGAAGATTCTCAAAAGGAGCTGGAGGTGTTGCTGGTTGAGGTAATGTTGGATCTGCAGTTTCTCCTGGTTGTTGTAACATTTCTTCAGTTTGTCCCATAGCACTCTGATTAACCATATCGTCTGGAGATGGTTGATTCGCTGGCATTCCACCAGGAGGTGCTAATGGTTGTTCTCCTATGTGCATTAGTATATCAGGATCTACTTGTCTAAGAGCATTTATATGTTCTTGGATGTGATTTAATACTATACTAACCAGATTTGGATCTTCTTTTAGTGCCGGATCAGAAAGTATGTCTCTGTGTTCTTTTATGTGTAATGAATGCGGCTCTATATCTATAACTTGAACTTCTCCACCTGCTATCATCTTCTCGTTTTCTGATTTAACTAACATTAATTGACGATCAATGCTATCTGTCATGGTTTCTAATTTACCACTATTAATAACACTAATATATTGTTCTGGAGTTTTTATCAAATTCATTTGAAGCATTTGTTCTGCCATTTGAACTTTACCAGCGGTTGTCTTACTTAAAGGATTACCAACATCAACAATAACTCTATTAACCTCAGATAAATCATCACCGTTAAATTCTTTCATGTATGTTCTATTAGCTTCCCCGACAATAGAAGCAACTCTCGGTGCTGACGCAAAATCTTTGAGTAAAGATATCAGACCTGTACCAACGTCTTCGATTAATTTAACATAAGAATGCTGTAATCCTGAAATAAATTGTAAAGACATACTTTGAACTAAAGCTAAAGCGTTACCAGATTCTAATGAAGATTCTGGATTTCCTCTAGATACAGAATTAACACCAGATACAGTCTCCATTGTCTTTTCTAAGATAGTAATAAAGCTAAACACTTCAGGAGGTGTTGCTGTTAGATTTAAAGGCTCAGGCTTTCCTGCTTGAGTATTATATTCTATTACATTTAGTCCACCAGCGAGCTGTGATGGAGTTATATCTGCACCTCTAGGTATCAGTACGTTTTGAACAGCAAAAGCGTTGTGGTTGCTTAATACTGCACTATAAAGACTATTTATTGCATCTTGTATTGGGAGTAAATCGAACGTATCAGTGTATCCATAAGGTGTTCCTAAGATATCCCCAGGAGATACTCTGTATAAAGGTAGTTTTTTATATGGATTGATTGTGTCTAGTAATACCGCATCAGATTCAACGAACAATAAGTATCGACCATTAGGCATTGATTCCGATTGTCTATGAAAGAATTCATATATAGCGATATCATCAGATTCATCGTAGAATGCACCATTAAAATCGTATCTTTCCTTTTCATCTTTAGTTTCTTGTCTTAATATTTCGTCTTTCATCTCAGGGTATTTGGCAGCTAAGTCAAATCTATTTTTAAAAGATCGTATAAGAACCCAGTCTTGCTTCTGGTTATCTTCTTTTGTGCTATCAAAGACGACATCAAAGGGAGAAACTGTACTAAATACAACATCACCTTCATAAACTGGATATCCAGATTCTTCTTCTATTGGATTACCATCATCATCTAATTCGTCTTCTTCTACAGGATTACCCTCTTCGTCGAAAACATCTTCTTCAATATCTTCACCCAATTCATCATCAAATCTAGATTCTGTTACTTTTCTTTTTTTATTAACAGGTTCAACATAATCGTGGACTTCGCCTGCTGTAGAATTCCACTCCATTTTAACATATCCAGACCCAAATACGATTGCGTGCTCAATTGCTGTTGTTAAATAATCTTCTAATCGTTTTTCTCGCATATAATAGTCTAATAGACCGTTTGCTAATTTGGTTTGAACTAATGATTTATAATCGGTATTTGTTGCTCTAGCTTGCATTGCTGGGCGATTTGAAGTAACCATTGTTAACATATGACGACATATGTTTCGATAGTGATTGACTGGTAAATTAACCAATTCTCCCTGTTCTCCAGAAAACGTTAATTTGTGTCCAGAACCAACATCTGTGTAATATGCACCATGATATGCTGACCATGCGTCTTTTAATTTATCTAGATATCCGTTAACATCAAGGGTATGAAACCATTTATTTGCCTTTTGAAGCACTATTCTGGCGGTATCCTCACCATCTTTAGCTGCAAAATATTCGTTGTCTTTAGATGTCATTTAACCACCTTTGGGTAAATTATAGGTTCACTTTATATTTGTTAATTTTTGAGAGATTTACGTACTTTAAACATATCTGCTATAAATTCATACTTATCAGTACCAGCATCTCTTGAGTAGGAATTATCTGGAGCTAAAGCCCCATAATGTGAAGGATATGGATTCTTAGAAAAGACGATATTACGGATAAGATATATTATAGCATCCAGAGCATCAAAGTGACCACCATCAGCACTCCTAGCAAACTGCTTATAATTACTAACATTTGTACTATTATTAGCCCTTTTAGCCCATTTTCCGTTCTTCAGATGATATATCAGAGTTTTACATCTAGGATGTATTATCAACTCCCTATTTAATACCTTTAATCTGACATGATTAATTGCAGCCTCTTTATTGTCCTTCTTTGTTGGAAGAAAGTTCAATCCGTGGCTCATATGTAGGTCATTTAGTAATATTATGTTATTATTATCTGCAAACATCAAATATGGCAGCTTTTCCCCATATAATTCGGCTAATTTGGCCTTTATACCGTTAGCTATATCTTTACTATTCTGTTTTCTACGTAAAACATACTCATCTTCAATAACTACTGTATTTTTCGTGAAATCAAAATATGCAAATAAAGCAACTGTGAAATCTTTACCACCGATATCCATAGAAACATAATAATCAAAGTATTTTGGTCGATTATACTCACCATTTACTATATCTTTCTCAGCTTCTGTATCGAACTCAGGGATTACTGTTGTTTCACTATCTCTAATGATCTCACATAGATACTCCGCTCTGAATCTAGGATGATTTCTTCCACCAGGGTATCTTCTTATTATTCTTTGTATTTCTTCTGTTGATAGTCTAACATTATCATCAATAGTGTATTTGAATAGACGATTTTCCAAATCTGCAGGCTCTACAAATAACGTAATAAATGGGTGTTCGGGGTCTTTTGGGTCAGGGGTTGATGATAGTATGCCAGTACCCTTGGTCATTGTTGTTGTTGGTATTAAAACTGAATATACAACCTCTTCTAAATCATTACAGAATCCAGCCTCATCAACAATCCATAGATCACA